AAAGCCCTCACTGAGCTCAGACTACAACCTACTTTTTAAGAACAAAATCGGCGAAAGCTCACTTGACATTCACCGGTCCGGGATTCCGGTTAATTCAGGAATATTTTGGTGCGCCAACGGAAGAGTTGCCAGAGTCGATAAGAAAATCTTCCGCAAACATCCTATCTTTGACAACGCACTTTCCGATGGGCAGAAATTCCTGTGCATTGTTCAGTCGGCGTATCTGGATAACAATGTCAGGCCCGAAAGAGAAGGTTTCACGATTCCAGAAAATCATTCAAAGGGCGACAGCAAGGCTGAGTTGTTTCAGATGCCATCTTTTGAAGAAATGTCAGAGGCTCTTTGGCCGCATGCGGAGAAGTTCCTCCGCCATCTACTTGATAAAGCCGAAGACGAAAACAAGCTGGCATTAGAAAGGGCGTTTGAAGAATTCCCTCAATTCAGTCCGTTAAGGGCTCTTGGAAATACCATTGTCATTCCTCCGGATGCAACGCGCTTAGATCAGAAAAAAATTTTGCGGAATGCGCGGGCTGAGATGGAGGATCGGGTAGACAGAGACATCGAACAAGCGTCTCAAAAAGTTGATGTTGATGGCGGCTGGCAGGCTGTTGAAGAGTTGCAAAAGGCCATCATGTCAGACAGCGCGGTCGCAGCAAAGGCCATGGACCTTGCTTCGTACGTAGCCAGAAGAAAATCCGTTTTGAAGTGCTTTGAGAAGGCACTTGGCTATAGGGGTGACGGCAAGTACAACACTGAGGCGACGCTTCATAGTCTGATCGTTCCGATGAGGGCTGATTCTTCTGACGAAAGGCTATTGGATTCAAACTTGTGGCTTCTTGATGATCGTCTGGCTTTCCACAACTATCTTGCCAGTGATTTGCCGTTTGAGGACTGGAAGCGTTTTGCCGGTCTTGAAGGAGACAAGAATCGTCCGGATTTGGCTGTTTTCAAAAGTTTCTGGGCTGACGCGCCTAAGGAGTCGTTGGATAAGGCGGTTCCGTTTGTCGCTGGTGAAGATCCCCACGGCGAATTAACGATTGTTGAGTTTAAAAGGCCCGGCAGAACAGACAAAGAATGTATTGAACAGATTAAGTCCTACATTAACAGGCTGTCAGGGAATGGAAAGGATCTCGTTACCTTTTATGGCCGGCCGCTTCGAACCCGTGACAAGGTCGAAGCGTACGTCATCATCGATATTTCCAAGGAATTCGAGAAGTTTTTAGAAGATGATGACTTTGCTCTTGTGGCAAGTGGGCATTTTTATAAGTTTTATAACAAGCTCGGCGCAGTGGTACATGTGTTGACCTTTGACAAGATGCTTGAGCTTGCTAAACAAAGAAATGCTGCGTTTTTCCGAAAGCTCGGGATTGACTAACAGCCGATAAAAGAGCTCGCAGAAGTACGAAAGCGATTTACCGATGGTTTGGCGAATTTCTCGATGGGTCTTCTTCTTTGGCCTGTCAATCGCTGCGCTTCCGGCTTCGCAGCCATGACTTCGTTTTTCGTACATGTCGCTATGTCATACTGGACGCTTTGATTGGGTATTGCGTGATGTCGATGACTGATGAAGAACGGATATTGATTGACCTTGCGGATAGAGATCTAACGCGCCTGATGAGTACGCTCGTACCTCAGCAACGATCTCTCTTCATTTTCTATGAAACGTTTTCGGCGGCGATGCTTGCCGCTCATATTGCTTCATGGCAAATTTTCAAGCCGGTGACCAGCATTGCGCTCGTCTGCCCAATAGTTTCGGCAGGATTGTTTGCGGCATCACTCCTCATGAGCGTCCTTTTCATGAGCGGCGCCAATCTCAAGACCGGAGCCATTAAGGGCTATTTCGCATGGTTGAAGTCTGCTCAAAATCCCGGATTTTCCGATGACGTTCTAAAACGGTACGACTCTGCCATCAAGGACATAGAAATCGTCATTAAACGGCGTGGCGCTATGCTTCGGGGGATCAACTTAATGACGGTCGTCGCGCTTGTAATCGGAGCCGTAGGAATCGGCGCTATGGTGCTCTGGTGAGCGGCATCAACACCATCAACGGGAGGCAATCATGAATGAAGAACTTGCCTTCCGAATGGGGATTGCCTTCTCGGATGGTATTCGATATACGAGAAGCAAAAATCATCTTGCCGAAGACAAAAAGAACGGATGGATTACCGTCAACGGCGCTCATATCTTTGTTCGAAACGGGAGACCGTTCTGGAAGGCGGGAAAAATTTTAAAGGAAAAGATTGCCTATTCCCTTAAGTCCGATCTTCCTACTCTAGACGAGTACTCGACGAGTAAAGGTATGTCAGAGTTGTCATTAGGGAAGCGAGCTAAGTCATACTTGTTTGATCACTATGCAAATAAGGCGGTCAATTCTCCGAAAGCTTTCCCCGGGGCTCGATTCTTGGTTATGACAAAGACGGGGTTACGTGAAGTTGCTAATAGGATCAACGCCGATAAGGCAAAGCTCCTTCCACATCTTATTCAGTTGTTTGAGAGTGCGCGTCTTGATCACAAATCTCCGCCAGACGGTCATCACACCGACGTAGATCATTTTGAGTATGCGGTAGGGATATTTGAAGTCGGCGGAAAAACAATGCGAGTTGAACTTACGGCGGCAATCATGAGGCAAGGATATGAACCTCAAAGTAAGTTTCACGAAATCGCTAAGGCCGATCCCATACAACCCACACATAAAATTAAAGAGGTTTCGCCCCATACTGCCGTATCCCGAATACGGTGCGGTCGCGAAACCCCTTTGCAGAACGACAGTATACCCCAGCATCAGATCGCAATCCTTGACCGGATTGAGGTGTCTGTACTGTCTTAAGGGAAAGCGAAGAGCAAAAAAATAGAGCACTCATGCAAGCTGACCATCAAACGGGGGGGGCAGTCGTGCCCTACCTTTTCCTCACGTATAGCAAAAGAGAAAAACCATAGGAAGGTGCCTGATGACCAGCGCACAAAAGATCTCTACTGGTGTATTTCGCCAGAAGCTACCCGTTCAATACAGCGACGAGATAGCCGAGAAGGTACTCCAGCGCCTTATGGATGGAGAAACTCTTACGGCGATCTGTCTGGATCTCGGGCTTAAGCCTCATCAAATATACACATGGACAGAGCATCGAGATGAGTTCGCCCGACGCTTCGCGCGCGCGCGCGATTTCGGCGACTTGGTGCTTGAGGATCAGGCGATTGACTTATCGGACTCTCGAAACGCAGATGAAGAGTCTGGTGAATCTATGACGGAAAAAGGGACGAGCACCAGCAGAAGGAAATTTGACAACGTTGCTAGGAGTAAGTTGCAGGCAGAAACGCGGCTCAAGATCGTCGCTCGACGCAAGGGCGGCAAGATCACTGCAGAAATCAGGCGCACGAACAAGCGCGAGGAAGAACAGGTTGCTGAAATGTCAGACGAAATGCTGCTGAAGATCGCCGGCTTGAATATTGAGCCCGAAGAGACCAGCAAGGAATAAAAAGTAAGCCCCTGAGGATCATCACTCCCCAGGGGCTTTTGTTAGGAACGATGGGGGTTCCAAACTTGAGAGATATTCAAGTCGCAATTGGTTTTCTCTGTAGGTACGATGATGCAGCTGAAGCCCGAACTAATTCGCGCTGCAAAGCGCGAGCTCAAGATCAGGGCCGCCCGACGCGCATTGGCTCCTTTCGTTACCTATACGACACCGGGCTATATGCTCGGGTGGGTGCATGCGGAAATCTGTCAAGCGCTGGATAAGTTCTTAGCGGATGTTGTGGCTAAGAAGTCGCCACGGCTGATTATCTGCATGCCGCCGCGCTCAGGTAAGAGCCAGCTGGTTTCGAGGGCTTTTCCGGCGTACGCGTTCGGGCGGTACCCTGACTTGCAGATCATTGCTACCAGCTATTCCGCTGATCTCTCTCAGCGATTTAGCAGAGACGTTCAAAGAATCATCGATAGTCCGGAATACAAAGACATATTCCCGGCCACGCAGATCGCAGGGAAGGGCGTTAAAACTGACGTTGCCTATCTGCGCACTGCTGAGCTATTCGAGATCGTAGGGTCTAAAGGCGCTTATCGATCTTGCGGCGTTGGCGGCGGCATCACCGGTATGGGTGCGGACATCCTTTGTTTGGATGACGTGCTGAAGGACCGCAAGGAAGCGAATTCTCAGACGGTGCGCGATTCACTGTGGGATTGGTACACATCCACGGCGTACACGCGCCTCTCGCCGGGCGGCGGCGTTATTGTCATGTTGACGAGATGGCACCTTGATGACATCGTCGGTCGCCTCATAGAGCGCGACAAGGATGGTTCGGGAGATCATTGGCAGATCATCAATTACCCGGCAATTGCGGAGCATGATGAGCCGCACCGAAAGGCCGGAGAGGCACTGCACCCCGAGCGATACCCGCTCGACGTGCTGTTGCAGATCAAGGCGAATATCGGCTCGAGAGATTGGGCGGCGCTCTATCAGCAAAGTCCGGTACCGGATGGCGGCGGGCTGTTTAAGGCTGATTGGATTCAATACTGGGATCCCGCAACGCTTCCCAAAGTGTTCGATGCTTCCTGCATTTCGTGGGACATGACCTTCAAGGAATCCGCGACATCGGACTACGTGGTAGGGCAGGTATGGGGGCGCAAGGGCGGCTCTTTCTATCTGCTCGATCAATTCCGTGGGCGCTGGGACTTCGTAAAGACGTGCCAACAGTTTCTTGCGGCGGCAGAAAAATGGCCGCGCGTGACGCGAAAGCTCATCGAAGACAAGGCGAACGGCCCCGCGATTATCTCCACCCTAAAGCGTGAAGTAACTGGCATTGTCCCGATTGTCCCTAAGGAATCTAAGGAAGCAAGAGCCAGCGCGGTAACGACTCTGTGGGAGGCGAGGAACGTTTATTTGCCGCCCCCGAGCTTATGCCCGTGGGTCGAACAAGAGTTCATCCCGGAACTGTTGAGCTTTCCCTCCGGGGCTCACGATGATCAGGTTGACAGCTGCACCCAAGCCCTTTCCGACCTGAATCGGAGAACAGCCCCGAAGATGCACTTAAGCAATCTGGCTTTGCTGGCGACAAGGCAATAAAAACCAAACCCCGCAAGCGGACAGGCTTTGCGGGGTTTTTCGTATCTGATGCAAGAGATCAGACATGAAGATTTTACCCAAATTTAACCTAATGAAGTTTATGAGCACTCACGATCTTCCGATTTACGGCCAGCTGTTCGCGTATGGGATATCTCTTGCCGCTATTGGCTTTGGGTTGAATCAGATTGTGGACGCTATCGACAAGATTAAGACGTGGTTCTAGGCTAGTGAAGGCATAAAGAGAACTTCCGCCCAAAAAAGTGATTCGGGAAATTGAGATGAAGAAAAGAAATAAATTCACGGTTTCGCCGGATGGCTCTTCGCTTACTACGAGGGGGCGCGCGCCCGATGTTCGGGCGGCTGAAATGCTGAGAATCCCCCTTCGTACGCAGGAAGCGTTCCGGTCGCTTGAGGCCGTAAAGAAGGAGTTCGCACTGCCAGTTACGATGGGGGCGCCACGGGAAGAGCGTTTAGCGATGGATGCCGCATTCAACTCGATGGGCGGTTTCGATATGATCTTCTCCAGCCTTCAGCAACACGCCTTCGACATGGGGCAATACCCCGTCACCTCTTTTGTCGGTTATGGCGCTCTTCAACAGATCGCGCAGAACGGCATGATTCGAGCATGCGTGCAGACTGTGGCTGATGACGTTACCCGCGAGTGGATTACCGTCACCGGCGGCGACAACAGCGGGGCGCGCGCTGAAGAACTTCAGGACGCTCAGGAAACGGAGTATCACCTGCGGGAGTTGTTCCATGAAGCGGCAACGCTGACCGGCTATATGGGCGGCGCATTCATCTTCATCGATACCGGCTCTGACAAGCTGGATCTGCCGCTCGCGATAAACGAGAATTCGGCCGAGTTGACGCCCGAGACAAATCTCAAGTTCGTAGTCGTTGATCCGGTGAATGTGTCGCTGGGCGAATACAACTCGACTGATCCTCTGAAGGGCGACTTCATGAAGCCTAAGAAATGGTGGGTATTGGGGAAGCTTGTTCACGCTTCTCGGCTTATTCCTTTGCTGGATAACCCTCCCCCGACGCTTCTAAGGCCCGCATACAACTTTCTGGGAATCCCGCAAGCTCAAATCCTGTGGGACTACGTTCTGCACTGGAATCAGTGCCGCGTCTATACGGCTGATTTGCTGAAAAAGATCTCACTGCTTGTCTACAAGACGGAGTTTGATGCCTTCATGGGCGCTCCCGATGGCATCAGACAGCTGGATGCCAAAATGGCGGCCCTGCAACGCTATCGCGACAACAACTCTGTGTTCGCGTGCGACAAGGACTCCGAAGACGTGCTCAATGTTCAGACCAGCATGGCCGGATGCACAGACGTTGTCCGCCAGTCGCTCGAAATGATCGCCGCGATCAATCGCACCCCGGCGGTGAAGCTTCTGGGCATCAGCCCCAGCGGCTTCAACGCGACGGGCGAAAGCGACATCCGAAACTACTACGATCACATTCGATCGAAGCAGGAACTTCGCAGAGACGCGATTCTGAAGTGCTTGAAGTGCATTCAGCTGGTCAAGTACGGCGACATCGATAACGGAATTTCTTTTGTCTTCAACGAGCTCGGTGAAGAGCAAGAGTCTTCGCGCGCAATGACCGCGCAGGCTCGCGCCGGCATGCTTGGAACACTTGCTCAGATTCAGGCGATCAGCGCTGAAGAAGTCCGCAGGGCGGCTAAGCAAGATCCATCCATGGGGCTTGAATTCCTCGACGATGAAATGCCGGATGCCGATGAAGAGGAAATGATCGGGCACGACTACGGGGACGGAAGCGCCCTCGCTCGACTGATGGAAGCGGCGCAGCAGAAGGCGGAAGCAAATCCCCCGGATGAGTCGCGTCAATTGGAGACTGAGCGTGAAACAGAAGCCCAGAACGATCCCAGCCATTGAGCCGAATGCCGGAACGCGAAAGGCCCTTGAAAAGCGCCTGAAATCGCTGTCTCGCAGACTGATCAATGAGGCCGCGCTGGAGATATTGGGCGAATTGATCGACCGGGGCGTGCTAGCGAATGACGCAGCGTTAAGCAAAGCGGAGATAGCAAAGACATTGAGAGAGCAACGGAAACTGCTTCCCAGTGCGCTTGCCGCGCTTTCCGCACAGCATATGAGCGTCGACATGGCGGAGCGGATTGCCCGCCTGCTGGTAAAAGCCGGCGTCGAAGCCAAAAAAATTTCGGAATGGTTTGTCCGCACGTGCGCGCTCGAGGTGTCCGCGAGGCAGCAATCGGCGCTGCACGATGCGGGCATCTCAACCGAGTTCCTGCGTGAAAAGTATTCCGTGCCGATCATCCGTCGGCGGTACTTAACCCCTCATGCGGCAAAAGCTATTCCAAAGAAGATCGAGGAGTTCACGGGGCTCATCACAAAGATGGCCGCAGGAGACCTCGAAAGGGTTCAAAGCGTGATCGCCAGCGGGCTCTCTGAGGGCATGAGCTACAGAGAGCTTGAGAGCACCCTTGCGGCCTCTCAGGGCTTTAGTGCGGCCCGTGCGGCGCGTGTGGCACTTGATCAAAGCGTCAAGGTCAGTCAGGCAATTCAGCGTGAAAACGCTAAAGCGCTTGGCATTACTGAAGCAATTTGGGTACACGTCCCAGGACAGTATTCATCCCGCCCAACGCACATTGCAATGAACGGGAAACGGTTCGAGCTATCGGCGGGGCTGTGGGATGAGGATGTGGGGATGATGGTAGTCCCGGGGCAGCTTCCATATTGCCGATGCAGCCTTCGAACTGTATTGCCGCCAGAACTACTCAAATAAAAGTAAAGCCGCAAGGGGGTACAACCCGTGCGGCTTTTGCGGCGGCGCTCGTTGTTTGGTTTCTGTGGGTTATCACGACGTATTGGCCCTTCTAGCAGAGAAAGAAAATGACAAAAGAAATTCTCGCTTTCGATGCCGAAACTCATCGGTTTAAAGACGAAAACGGGAATCTCCACGTAACAAACTGCCACCTGACGAAAGCGCAGGTGCGCCCCTACTGGGGTTACGAGATTCCCGACTACATCAGGCTGAGACTCGACCCCAAAAGGGTCTATCGCGGCTACTGCTCACCGGAAGAGCTTTCAAAGCCAGAAACCATCAAGTCGGTGAACGGTATTCCGATTCAACTGAATCATCACCCGGATTACGCATCGAACCCGGCGCTTGAAACGCGCATCGGTTCGACGGGTACGGATGGCGTGTGGAATGCGCCGTATCTCGACAACTCTCTGCATTTTCAGAGTGAAGACGCAATCAAGCGCATTGAAGATGAATCGATGCGCGAACTCTCGCTCTCATACAGATATACCCCCGATTTCACCCCCGGCACCACGCCGGACGGCGAAGACTATGACTTTGTTATGCGCAACATTTCGGCCAACCATGTTGCGCTAGTGGAATCGGGACGCGCGGGGAGCGATGTGTTGGTCGCTGATAGTGCTCTAAAGGTAAATGACATGACCGAAGAGATTGACGCCAAGAAGGTTCCGGCGGGTTCCGCTGCTCCTGACGGCGAAAAAGATACCGCCCCGGCAGCAACCACCCCGGCGGCTCATGACGGCGAACCGGCCGTTGAGAAAAAAGAGGTTGACTATGCTAAGGCCATCAAAGAGGCGGCAGAGGCAATTGTAAATCTTCATGCCGCAAACGCCTCTGGGGATGTCGTTGATAAGGATGATGAGGACGATGAAATTGCCGATGATGATGGCGAAGGCGTGTCCCCCGTCAAGCCCGACGCTCCCGGCGGTGAAGATGACGTGATTGCTCAGGCGCTTGAGAAAGTTGGCCTTAGCGACGCCGCGCCCGAAATCAAAAAGGCCTTTATTGCGGGTCTTAAGTTCACGCCCGATCAGGAAAATTCTGCTCAGGATGAAGACGAGGGGCTGGACGATGAGGCCGATAAGCCCGCCTGCGTCGACGATGATGACGATGACGACGGGAAGAAGGGAATTCTCGGTCAGGACGCCGCCATCAAGCTCTGCAAGGCCGTAGAGGCTCGCATGAATGCGAAGTTCAAAGCCATGCGAGAGGTCGAACCGTCGCTCGGTCAGGTCCGTTTCGAGGCCTATGACAGTGCCGGCGCGATCTATCTGGCGGCTCTGAAGCAGGAAGGAATTCCGACGAAGGGGCTTACCAAGGCCTCTGCCCGCGCCGCGTATCAGATCTTTGCCGCGATGAAGCGCAAGAGCGGCTCAGGACGGGCGCTCGCAAACGACGCGGAGATCCGCAAGGGGCCGCGCTCTGCTGTGGACAAGATTCTTGCCAACATTCATGAGGTTTAACCATGGGGTTTCAGAAAACTATCAATCTCGATCCGGCGATTGGAATGCCGGGCGCCGAGGTCAATCCAGGGCAGGCGGTTTACACCGCCTTTAATTTTGTGAGCGACGGAACCGTTCGCGCGGGCACTTTCGCTTTCGCTAAGACGCTTGACTCGAACGGCTACCCGATCACGAAGATGAATCAGGCTTCCGCTACGAGCGATTCCGGCGCCAAGGTGCTGGGCTTCGTCGAGCGCAATCTCATCGGCAATCTTATTAGCCCGCTCGTTGAGGCCTCAGATGTCTATTCGGCCGGTCTCGGCCTTCCTATCGCGATCCGCGGTCAGTTCTATGCGAACGCGTCGGGTACGGCGCAGGCCGGGCAGTCCGTGCTTTGCGACCCCGCCACCGGCAATGTTACATATGGCGCGGCCGGAGCGGCTAACGATACCGGCTGGGTTGTTAAGTTCCCGCGCGGCGTCTCTGAAGTAGCTGAAGGCGATCTCGTTATTTACGAGAATTTCGGCGTTTCTGTGGCGGCCGCGAGCGTCGTTTCTAGCGCCGATGAAACCGTTGGCAAAGCCAGGGTTGGCACTTCTAAGGTTGCGGCGTAATGACCGGCGAAATTAAAGACTACGCGCCTAAGGACTGGAAAACGGGCGATCTGATTGATGAAGGCTCGCTCGACAATATCGAACAGGGCGTTTTAGCGGCGACTAAGGCCGTGAAGGTCCTTCAGGCCGCACCGGCTCCAACAAACGGCAAGAATGGGCGTTCCGTTTATGTCGCAACCGTCAACATCAGTTCCGATACGGCATTCCCCGTGAGCAACCTGAAGGCCGGCGATGGCGTGGCAGTAAATGACATCCTGATTGATGCCGGCGGCAATGTTTACACCGTTGTGGCGGTAGAGGGGCAAAACGTCACTCCGTCCGGCGTTGTTTTCAACATCAAGGGACCGCAGGGGGATCAAGGCGTCGCCGGTACGCGCGGTACAGATGGAGCGGCAGGGGCTAATGGCGCTCAGGGAGCATCCATGCGTTACGGCAATGTTGCTGTGACGGCGGACAGCTCCAATAACGCGTTCAGCATCCTTACGCCGGGCAACGCAGTCATCCCGGTGAGGGTCGGCGACATTGTCCTTGATGCCGAAAAGCATGTCTTTGCCGTCACGGCGATTAACGCTGATGCTCAGACGTTCTCCGTTGGAAAGCTTGCAGGCACTCTTCCGTAAGAAAGGAATTAAAAAATGAATACTGATTTTGAACGTGCGAAGGAGCTCGGCTTCGGCGGGAACGTCGTCGGCTTCTTCCCTCATACCGTGGATGAAAATGGCGTAATCCACCTTAAATCAAACGCCGAAATTGCTCGCGCACTTGCGAATGATGCGGCCATGGCAACGCAGCCGAATATCGGCGCCCCCGCCATGCTGTATACCTATCTCGACCCCAGGGTTATTGAGACGATTTACGGCGTTGTTGCCGCTACGAAGTTCTTCCCGAAGACGAAGTACGGCGCGTGGGAAGACGAATTCGCGCAGTTCCCGGTTGAGGAAATCACCGGCGAAGTCGGTCCCTATAACGACTTCGGCAACGGGCCTACTGCTGATGTGAACTACGACTTTCCGGTTCGTCGGAATTTCCGCTATCAGGTTGCCATTAAGTACGGCGACCTGGAGACGGAAAAGGCCGCCCGCGCGAAGATTCCGCTTGCTTCCCGCAAGCAGTTGGCCGCGGCGAACATCATGGGCCGTGCCGAGAACAAGTTCCTGCTCTACGGCGTGGCCGGGCTCAACGTTCGCGGCATGCTCAATGATCCGGACCTTCCGACCTCTATCTCTCCGATCTCCGTCTCTGGCAAATCCACGTGGGCGGATAAGGTTGCGGCCCATCCTGATCAGGCAGCGAACATCATCTTTAACGATGTAAACAAGCTGTGGGCGGAGCTCACCACCAATAACGGCGGCCATCTGGATGTGAATTCGAGAATCATCGTTGGCATTTCCAACAAAATGATTTCGTACCTCACTATTCCGAACTCCTTCGGAAAGACTGCGAAGGCCATGCTTCAGGAAAATTACTCCGGCATGGAGTTCGTTCAGCTTCCCGAACTTTCTACGGCCGCCGGCGAAATGCTCTATATGGTCGTACCGGAAATCTTCGGTGATGAAACGGGCTTTGCCGCATACAGCGTAGCCTTCAACCTCGGGCGCCTCGTCATGGACATGAGCTCCTATCGGCAGAAGGCCTCCGCCGGTACGTGGGGCTCGATCATCCGCAGACCGACGGCAGTCGCCACCATGACCGGCATCTGATCACTTCCTTCGGAAACCACCGGGGGGAGGACGCTCGAGCGCCTTCCCCCTTTTTTCTATTTTGAAGAAACACCATGCCTCGCAAAGCTAAAACCACTATTCCGGAAACTTCCCTCTCTGTAATCGCCAATACCGCCGAAGAACCCGCAAAAAAGGCCGCGGGTTCCGGCACCGGCGAGCAGGTGTTCATTGCCTGCGGCATGCCGCTCGGCATTAAGTTTGACGACGTGGATTCCCCGGGGGGCGGCGTACATGCCGTATCTTTCCCGGGCGTTAATCACGCGATTCGCGGCAAGAAAACAGCGATTCTGCTGCCTAAAGGCAATGCAACGCTGGTCTCGATTTCCCGCGCCGACTGGGAATGCATTAAGCGCAAGCACGGCAGGGAGCGCTGCTTCGTCTCGGAGCCGCCGCTTCTTTGGGAAATGAAGAGCGAATCCGAATTCAAGGCGCGCAGAGACGAAATTGCCGAAATGGTTACAGGCGTTGAGCCGGTAACTCCTGAGTCCGCAAATGTAGAGCGTGCATCCGTTAACGAGGAATAATCATGGCAGAAGAGCTTTCCATTAGTGAGTTCCGGGCAATGTTCCCCGGTCTGCAGGACGAAAGCGCACCGACGGATGCACTGCTGGAAATGCTGTGGGAGCAGGCCGTTTATCTTTTCGGGAACATCATTACCGAAGAGACGGCGGCCACTAATCCGGCTAAGTCAAAGGAGCGGAAAATGCTCCTTTATTACATCCTCTGCCACCTGACTACGTTGCAGTTGCAGCCGGACGGGCAATCCGGGCGCGTTCAAAGCGCGACGGAGGGATCTGTTTCTGTGAGTTATGACCTGCTGAAGGCTAATTCCGAGACCGCCCAGTGGTGGATTCAGACGAAGTGCGGCGCCACTTACTGGGCTATGACAGCGCGTTATCGGCGAGGCGGATGCCTATACGGATCAGCGCACTATCACCCGTGGGGATAACCCACAAAGAAAAAGCAAACCCCGCTTGGCCGGTACGCCTCGCGGGGTTTTTTGCACCCATTGAGTCGAAAGGAATGCGATGAAAGAGATTTCACCAGGCGGATTCCGGGTGTCCATAAGGGAGGTGATCGGCATGAAGGACGCACCACTTGAGGCTCAGCGATGACCGTAACCATTACTCTGAAATCCGGCGGGAAAATTCAAGATATTGCAGACCGCATCCTGAAGACCGCCAGCGACACTCAGAACGCGAGATACGTCAAGGTCGGCATTACGGACGAAGATGTTGCGGAATACGCGGTCTATCAGGAATTCGGCTGGGTGCAAAGCGTTACGGATAGGCAATCGAAGTTCTTCTTTGCCGCTAACGGGGTATTTGTTCCACCCGGAAGCGCGCTGGTTCTTCCTCCGAGACCAACTTTTCGCGCAACCTTCGCCGCCGAAAATCAAAAGTGGCGGAAGATCGTGCAGAACGGGCTGAAGAAGTTCGGTGTTTCTCGGATTGCTGAGGTGTTGGCGCTGGCAGGGATGGCGGCCGCCAACGACTTACGGGCAACCATTACTAATGGCGGAACGTCTCAGGGAAAGTTTCCTGAGCGCTCAGATCTAACAATGGCCCTATACAGCAATCGGACCGCAGGACGCAAGAAGAGCGGCCCATCGAACTTGACGACAAGGAAGCCCCTCATTAAGACCGGGCGCTTCCTGCACTCAATCGATTATCAGGTGGAGTAAGGCTCATATGGCGGGCTTGAATCTTCATAAAGTCGTTCGCGGGGCCATTACGGCAGTTCATCCGGACATTACTGTCGAGCTGCTGAGATCTTTAGGGCAGGAAATCGACGACAGCGGTTTTTCGCGCCCTCAGTACGCCCCGCTCGCGAGCGTGAAAGCGCAGGTGCAAAGCGAGGGTGACGCCGCGCTTTTTCATTCGGATCATGTGGGCATGAATTCCGTCGTCCGGAAGATCTACCTGTTCGCGCCTTCAGACATGGCCCTGCAGGCAGCTTCAATTGTCAGGCCGCTTTCAAGAACAGGCGATTACATCAGAATGCCGGATAAAACGTGGTGGTTGGTAATTGCAGTTGTTGAGAACTTTTCGGGCGTTAACTGGGTATGCGTGCGTGCTCAGCTTCAGGTTGAGCCGCCGACTGGATATAAGGGTACACGGTGATGAATCCGGTTAAAAGGTCCCTATCAAGCCCGCCGACCGTCTCGGAGACGATTTCCGAGGAGCGCATCTATGCGGCTGTCAAGGCGCTGGAAAAGCTTCTGTGCCCGGATGTACCGGAAACGAACATAAGGGCCGGCAATCAGAACGACATGGCGCTGCCCGCCGGGTCTAATGAATACATCATCAATACGATTACGGCTCACGAAATGCACGGGACGCCGATCGTTGATTATCCGCCCCTTAACGGGCCGTTGAGCCGCCTGAATGAGATTGTGCGACAGCTCGCGGAAATTCAGGTGCAGATTGACTGTTACAGCGGGAGAGCAGAACCGGCAAGACTGCGTGCGCAAACGATTGCGGCGCTGGCCCGGACTACTCCCGGACATGACTTTCTGAACGCATTCGGCGTGAGCTCGCTCTACGCCGATACTCCGACGAATCTCACCGTCGTGGGGGATGCAGACAAATTCGTCCACCGCTGGACGACAACGCTACACATTGTCTACTGGCACACGGTAGATCTTGATGTAGAGAGCTTTAACGCCGCGCTTGTTGGCGTGCAAAACGTGGATGTGAGATTTCCACATAAAGAAAAGAGGAAAAAATGACCATTCCTGCTTCGCATATTGTGAAGGTCTCTCCGCGCGTCATCGGCGGCGGCCGCAAAGACCTTGAAACGCTGGGCATGCTCCTTACAAAAAGCGCCCTGCTCCCTTCCGGCGCACCGGCGCAGGAGTTTCTGAAAGCATCAGATGTTGCTTCTGTTTTTGGCGATGAGTCTGATGAGGCGAAATTCGCGCAACAGTACTTTACTGGCGTGACGAACCAGCAGCGCGCTCCGCGTGCGCTCGTGATTGGCCGATGCATGACTGAAAGCGGCGCGGCATGGGTGCGTAGCGCCCCGCTGAGCGTGACGCTCGAAGACTTGAAGAAAGTCACTGACGGACACATCAACCTCGTAGTAAATGGCGAAACGAAGGGCGCTACGGGGATTAACCTCGCGCAGGTTACTTCGCTCTCTGATGTGGCCGCAAAGCTCGCTGAGGCGCTTGGCGGACTAACCGGGGCATACGACGGCAACCAAGGCGCAATCATCCTTACTACGACCGCAACAGGGAAGGATGCGACGATCAGCTTCACCACCGTTAACAGCGTTGTAGGGTCGGCCATTGTTGGACATGCCGTAGTCGGCAAGCCAAAGACTGTTGTAAAGAGCGCGGCAGAGTCTGCATCCGTCGATCTGAATGCGCTTCTGGGCCTAACGCTTGATGCTGGCGCCGTTGTGTCGCCCGGCTACGATGCGCTTACTGCTTCGGCGGCGCTTGATGCGATCTGCAGCGTTACGCGCAATTGGGTCGGATTCACGTCGATTTGGGAGGCCACGCTCGGAGAGGCCGAAGGGTTTGCTGCATGGGCCGATATCGACGACGATTATGTGTATTTCGACTGGACGACCGACCGGAGGGCGACGAATCCTCAGACTTCCGCGCTCACGAAGCCCGCCAAGCTGATGGACCGCTTCAACTGCACAGCTGCGCTCTTTGGCGAGGGCTATGACATTGCCGCCTTTGCTCTTGCCTGCGGCGCGTCTATCGCATGGGATCGCTATCAGGGCATGAAGGTTTGGTTTGCCAAAAACGCCGCCAACCTTTCTACGGCCGTGACGGACGAATCGGAAGCAAATGCTCTGGAAGCGGTCCGCTGCAGTTACTACGGCCATTTCGCGACGAGAAACGCCCGCTTCAACTTCTTTAACCGCGGCACGCTTGCGAGCGACTTTTACGGCTTTATCGACGTTCTGTACGGCTCGATCTATCTGCGCAACTCCATCCAGCGCTCCTGCATGGACGGCTTTAAGGCGCTCAACCGCGTGCCTTATAACGCCGCCGGGCAGGCGCTCATCTCGGCATGGCTTCAGGATCCGATTAATGCCTGCCTCAATAACGGCGTCATTGATACGGGCATGCAGCTCGACGAGTCCCAGAAAGCGCAGATCATGCAGGAGCTGGGGACCGACATCTCTACGCGCCTCTTTACGAACGGCTTCTACTATCAGATTGAAATGCCCGCGGCGAATGTCCGCGCCGATCGCGGATCGCCGGTGGTTTCCTGCTACTACGCATACGCAGGAAGCGTTCAGGCTCTGAACGTCGAAGTGGTTTCGGTGCTTTAACCGGTATTCAACCCAACAGCCCCCGGATGAACCTCCGGGGGCTTTTTTCTGGAGCCGATAATGGCTGAAAATTTTGACATTACCTCCGCTAATGCCGAGGTTGTTCTTGCGTGCGAAGAGCTTTACCCGTCCGGCGTAAGGCTCAAGCAATTCTCCGTTGACGCCGGCCTCAGCGCGGATTCGGTTGATCAGACTGAAGCGCGTGAGTCGCTTGACGGCTTTCTTTCTGCCGGCGTGATCAAGAATCCCTATCCGACCACGATCACGCTTGAGGCGTCCTCCCCGTCCGTCGAAGTCATGGAGACCATTCGGGATGCCATGCAGGCGAACAATAAGCCGTATCAGTGCACGCTTACGGTTTATCTCCCGGCGCTGGAAAAGACAATCACCTTTGTGAGGGGAGTGATGACGAATGCCCCCTCTATGCCGGCCATTGCCCGTACTCTGCAGCCCGTAGCAGTCGCCTTTACCTTCGAACGAATTCGCGTGAGCTAAGTAATGAAAACGCTTCAGATTAAAGACGGTGATCAGACTTTAAATGTCGAGATCGAAAAAATGAATGCCTTCGCGGCCGAAGACTGGCTGATTCGCGCCGGGATGGCTTTAGGGAAGAGCGCCACAGAGGTAGACAAAATTAAGGATGTCAGGGGGCTTATCGGCGCACTTTGCAGGGTTGAATATGCGGAAGCCCGCCCACTGCTCGATAAGCTTCTCGAAGGCTGCTACTTGGTAAACGGCGACTTCAGGCGGAGTGTTGCAGATTCGGCAACGCGCATCCAGTCGCCGATCACCCTGATGAAGCTTCGAATCGAGAGCGGCAAGGAAAACTTCGGTTTTTTAGCAGATGGAAGCGAGTTCGGATCCCTTATGAGCTCGCTTGGCGTTCAGACTGCGCCAAAATCCGGGGAACCGCACGATATAAAAACGTCCCGCCGCGCTGCGCAAAAGTAATAGCTGGCGGCATGTGCTCGCTTCACGATCTGCGAACGGTCATCAGCCTTGAGGAGGTCTATCAGATGGACGAAATCATCACGATAGACCGTTATCACGAATGGCTTGCCGCCAGGCAGGCGCGACAAGACCAGGGGTAAAACATGGCCAACGTGCTCGAAGAGCTGTTAATTAAGATCGGTATTGATGCCAGCGCGCTAAAAAGCGGCCTCGACAATGCTGTAGAAAAGCTTAATGCCTTCACGGAAGGCGCTCAAAAGGCCGGAGCCGCAACCGGCGTCATGGCTAATAAATCGTCGGTTGCGGGCGCGCTCATGGGCAAGATTTCCCGGGAAGCCGCCGA